TCGCGTCCAGATCAATGAACCCGGTTGGCAGTCCGGTTATCTGGCCGCCACGGTCAAACCGTTCCTGGATGTCTTCCACAACACTGACGAGAATCGACCCGACAGATTCAGCGGCTTCATTTCCTGAGTTTGACCGCTTGTCTGCCAGTGCGAAAACGATGGATTGCGCTTCGTCAATTCGCTCAATTGCAGGGATAGATGATTCCCGCGTTGCGACTTCTGCGATCCGGTTTGAAGCCTCAAGCAAGTCACGCAATGCCCGCTTTTCGCTAACCACCTCGGCATAGCGTTTGATGTTCGAGGCGCTTGGCGTGTTCATGGCGAGGTCGCCAAGGTAGGCCATGCCGATACGGTTTTCACCGGATGATTCAAGAGACTCTGCAACCGTAACCACATCAACCGGCTTGCGCTCTGCCAGCATCAAGGCGATCTGGCGATAGATGATTCTGTGGTCTTCGCGGTAGAAATCTGACTCGTGTAGGAAGTCGATACGATCAAAGGCATTTGGATCGATCAGCAGGCCACCGAGAACGGATTGCTCTGAATCGACGTGAAACAGTGCGGCGCTCATGCGGCCTCCAGGTTGGCAATGTCGAGAACGCGCCCCTGGCTTGACAGGCACATCCTGCCGCCTTCATCGCAATACCAGACCTTGAACCAGTTGCCACGAACCGCATTGCGGAAATGCTTGCGCCAATCCTTGTACCGCTTGCTGCCGTCTGAGTAGCGTTCAACGAACTCACGCCAGACGATGCGCAACCACTCGTCAGGAATCCCTGCCTTGTCGGCAAATACAAAAACCGGATCGTCCTCGGGGATCGCCTTTTCGCCTTTGGCCTTGCATTCGGCAAGGTAGGTTTTCAAAGCGATAGCCTGAGACTTTGAACCGGCATTGCCCCCCTTGGGGGGTATGGGGGGTTCTTTTAAATGGTGTACTTGTGTCTGGTGAGCTTTTTGCTGGGTTTCGTTTTCAGAACCCAGCAACAACCCATTGGGTTTTTCGTTTTGTTGATTTATAACGGTTTTTTGTGTTTTTTGTGGTCGCCCTCCTTTTGATCCGTTCATTTGCGCTGCGTGTATTTTTTTCTGCGCTTTGATGATTTCTTCGTCAGCACGCTTGTTAAACCACACGCCATTTTCAAGGCTGAAAAACTCGCTCAGAACGAAATCAACAGCCGCTTTTTCATCCTTCGTTTTGGCCCTGGCAACGCGATAAACAAGCTCAACAGAGATGCCGCTTTCCGTTGAGTAATACCGATCAAGCAACAGGCAATAGGCGCCGTGTTCGATCAGCGAAAGATGGCCGGTATCCTTCGCATAATCTCCAAGATGCCGCTCGTAATAGTTCATGCAGCAATCCCCCTGCTTTTTTTCTTTGACTCGCAACACGCATCGTCCTGTGCGTTGTCGTTGACGTCAGGAAGCATTGATACGGCCTCCTTGATAAGCTCGTGAGCATTGCTTACCTTGCCCACATCAAGAAGGCGCAGCGCGTCACACAGCAGCGTTGTCGCGTACTTTGTAGATACCGATTGATTGGCTCCGCGCTTTGCCATTACTCACCGCCTTTCAAGGCTTTCTTGAGCGTTTCGCAGAGCAGCACGATCTGGCGCGATTTCGCTTGCTTGTTCTTGATCTGTGGAACGTTCGCGGCCTGCATCTGCGCGTGCTTCCATGTGGATTTGTTAGCCATTACGCAGCGTCCAATTCAAGCAGATCGAACAGGCTGGTTTGCACGCCGGAACGCTCTGACTCAATAAGGTTTTTGATGGCTTGCTGGTAATAGGCCGGATGCAATTCTGTACCGATGAATTTACGGTTCATGGATAGGCTGGAAACGCCTTCAGATCCGATTCCCATGAACGGGCTGAATACCACGTCACCTTCGTTAGTCCAGAGCGCCAGCGCCTTCCTGGTGATATTCAGCGGCATCGGGCAAAGGTGCTTTTCTGCGTCAGGATCGCGGGCAATCTTGGCGTTCAGCACATCCGTAGAAGGCATGTCGAAATCGCCACGTCCTGATTGTTTCGGCTGGTAATTCCAGATTGGGCTGGCAAGTTCCTGCCAGGCTTCAAGCGGAACAATTCCTTTCGGATGATCGACCGGGCGCACTAACTCTTCTTCGCCTTCTTTCGCCCACTTGCGGAAAACAAGCAAATACTCAGGCATGCCGACGCGGCAAAATGAAGCGTCTTTCTGGAATGTTTTCCAGAGCAGTCCGTGTGCATTTGTCTTTGCGCGTTCAAGTACCGGATCGCGGAAAATCGTAATCCGGCAATGAAATGTGAAACCCTCTTCGAGATGCAGTTGCGTGCATTGGTCAGAGAACGGACGGATGCCAGACGAACCATCAGCACTGGCGTTCTGGTAATAGACCAGGTCCTTGACGTGAATCGCTGTCAGTCTGCCAGGACGCAATGCGCGGTACTTTTCACGGACAAGATAGCGGTACTGGTCAATGAATTCCTTGTCAGTGGCGACATTGCCCATATCGGCAACAGACTCGGAATAGACATACAGTGAAGAAAACGGCGGCGAATAGACCGAGAAATCAATCGAGTTATCAGGAAGCGATTGCGCGAATTTCACGCAGTCCGAGTTATAGGCAGAGAAGTTATTGCCGTGATCTTGTTCAATGACGTTTTTCATGGTTTTTCCCTCAGTTCAACCAGGCCGGAAGCTTTGCAATCATCTGGCCCTCGTATGCGTTTTTGACGGTTTTTGTAATCACTTCGCGGCGCATGGCTTCAAACATCTCGACCTTCATGCGTTCGTGATCTTCTTTTTTGCGCTGGATCGTGTTCCAGATAGCGGTTTCAGTTTCGGCCAGTGCGATGTGGCACATGACAGGCCGCTTTTGACCGAACCGCCAGAAACGGCGGATTGCTTGATAGAACATCTCGTAGGAGAAAGACAGACCGACGAATGCAGTGCGGGCGCAGTGCTGCCAGTTCAGACCGAATCCGGCAATAGATGGCTTACTAACCAGGACGCGAATCTCGCCGCGCGTAAAAGCGTCTAGCCGTTCCTCTTTCATTTCCGGCGTCATCGTTCCACGAACTTCAACCGCATCAGGCAGGCGAGCCATGATCGAATCGGCGTCATAGTCTGTTTCAACCCAGATCATCCACGCCTCGTCTGGCTCGGCATTGACCAGTTCGGCAATCTTGTCGGCACGGACGCCGGAGGTGATTCGCTTTTCCTTGTGAATTGACGTTGCAGAGCAGTCAGGAATGCGGAACAGCATCCCATCCGCCCCTTGCGTCATGTCGGTTTCAACGACGTGCTTAATGATTTCCAGCGGCGGCAGGTCGAAACCGTCATCTGAATAACCAAGATCTGATGGCTTGCCGACACATCGCGCCCAAGATGCAACCCAACTCCAAAATGGCTTGATGCCGTGTCGCTTCAGGCGATACCGTCCCATCTCAGTCTGGTCAGCAATAAACCATCTGGATAGCATTTCCGAGGAAGTCATCGCACCGACGAACTGCGAATGCTGACCGAGTTCCATATGGTCATTCGGCGCAGGCGTAGCGGTCGCAGCGAGCTTCCATTGCATGTTTTCGCCAAACTCAATCAGGGCGCGGGAAGTCTTTCCAGTGAAAGATTTGACGACGCTAGACTCGTCAAGAATCAATCCGGAGAACGATTCACGATCAAACAGATGAATGCGCTCATAGTTCGTAATGTAGATACGCGCTCCGTCAATCTCCGACGGATCACGGATAACCTTGGCATCTACACCGAACCGCTCAGCTTCTCGCTTGTGCTGCTTTCCGACTGCCAGCGGCGCCAGCATCAGTACAGGCCTGTTCGTTTCTTCAACTACAACGCGGCCATATTCGAGTTCTACGGCAGTCTTACCCATTCCGGTATCGAGGAACGCAGCACCACGGCCAGCACGCAGCAGGAAATCAACCGTGTCGCGCTGATGTGGAAAAAGATGATTTCCAAAGCTAGGAACATCATCCATACCACGGAGAGGTGCCTTAACCTCCTTCCCCTTGAGGAATTCGTCATAGGTGACGATTCGTTCATTTTGTTGCATACTTACTCCCGTAGGATTTGACGGCAGCCGAGGTGTTAGCGCACCGATGACGCTGCCGTTTTCACGTCCGCACTCTCAGCAGCAGACTTCTCTGTTTTTTTGGTGTGGCAATCACTGCAACGGAATCCAGCCTTCCACCCGCGAGACTTCCGGCCTTTGATCGCCTTCGACTGACCGCAATCCTGGCAGAGGAACGTAATGAACATTGAGCCGCGCATCTTTTCGTGATTGTCCGTAGCTTCTCGGAACGACTCGACGTGGCTTGGTTCGGCTGAGTAGGTCATATCCCGCTTTCCATAGCGACAAGCCAAAGGAAAACCAGCGCACCAATGCACAGCATCAGATCGCCTGCATAGATGACGACTAATTGCATGATGGCGATTGCCTCAGTCATGACTTTCCGCCCTTGAATTCTTCGCACACAAACGTCGGCGCCACATATTCGCCAAGCAGATTGCAGCGCACCATCGGATAGGCCACGCTCGGGCTATGGAATGCACAGTCATTGCAGGAGCATCGATTGAAGCCCATCGCTTTCATCATGGAATCAACGGTGGCGTTCATTCGTCGTCCTGCGGCACATAGCGGAACAGGCGCGGGCAGAACCAAAGGCAGAATCCATAGCTGATTCCAAGCCAGATCAGCGCGGCGATAATCAGAGAAAGTAGAGTCATTGGCCTATTCCTGTTCCTGATTGGTCATATCGAATCGTTCTCTTTTTGCGTAGTCTCTAGCTTGAGAATTGATCCGGTCTAATAGGAGCTTGCGAAGAAATGACGATTGCGAAACATCTTCATCCTCTGCCATGTGCTGAAGCGAAACGAACTGCTCTGCTGTCAGGAAAATCTTTACGGTGTAGTCGTGGCCTGGCTTTCCCATACTTCACCGGAGGAATAAAAAAGCCCACGAACCCGAAGGCTCAGTGGGCGAAACCCGGCATTTCGTCCGGGGGAGGGAGACACGGTTCATGCTGCTGTTCGTCTGTTAGCCGGCCGAGATGCGCGCAAAGCACCATTGGTCGCCAGTTCGATTTGATATTGGCGCCCTTCAGGAATCTGGTTTCGATCAAACCACTCTGAAACTGAAGGTTGTCCGCAACCAAGAACGCGGGCGATCTCGCTCTGCGTTTTGAAGTGCTCTAGTAGGTCTTTCGGTGTCATGACTAGAATTATCGGTATTCCTATAAACTATGTCAAGCGAACGCGAAGAAATTTATCGGCACTCCAATTGCTGCATATGCAATGCTCGGATTGCCATGCAGACACCTGGACAACGCATCAAGTGGGCACGGGAGAATGCGGGATATTTCAAGCAAACAGAGTTCGCCAAGTTATGCGGCCTGAGCCAAGCCAGCCTCAGCGAGATAGAAAAAGGGGAGACGAAACTTCCTAACGCAGAGGCTGCTTTAATCATGTGCGAACTGACTGGCGTGACACTTCGATGGATCATCTATGGCGAGGACGGTGAAATCAACATACCGACCAAGCAAGAGCAAGAGCTGCTGACCAAGCTCCGCGCAATGGATGACAAATCGCGGCAAGCGTTGCTTGATATGGCCCGTGCCATACCTCCGGCAAACAAGAAGTAATACGACTTAGGTAATAGTCGAGCCTTCTTCAAAAACTTTGTGAAAAATTATCGGTTTTCCTATTGACACCACACATAGGAATCCCGATAATTCAGTCATCGGAACACAGCAACAAGCGGAGAACGAGATGACCGACAAGCAACTAGCCGAACAGGAAGCCAAGGAACTTGCAGAGCAGCGCGACGAGCAAGCCAAGCGAATGGAACAGGCAATGCGGGCGGTCAATGAAGTCTCGAAGCAGCACAACCGCACCGCAATGACCTACGGAGTCTGCAAGTAAATCAAAGCCCGCTTCATCGGTATCTGGCCGGAGTCAATGCAGCCCTGCAACGATGGGTGCGCAACTCAACACAGAACGGGCTTTGATTTACCTGTAGCAAACCATGAGCCGCAAGCCAGTAACGACGGAACAAGTCGCCAGGGGCGGGAAAGACCTAGCAACACAGTACGGACCCTAGCCGCAGTGGAGTAGCAAAACCAGCATGAATTAGTAGCAATTAGCAACCGGAGACAACCATGAAACACATTGTTTTGATCCTGCAAATCGCCGCACTGACCGCAAGCTGGTCAAGCAATCGCGCTGATGCGATGGCAGCGGCGGCGATGTTCTCGGTGCTGTGTGTTGTGGTTGTGGCGATCAAAGGCAATTCGGCAGCTTCTAACGAGGCTGCACAGTGAATGCGGTTAGCTCCGCTGGAACTAACTGGCGGTAATCGACTTGCAAGTAGTTAGCCGCATTCACTGTGAAACGTAGCAAACGGAACTCTCGGCCACAAGCCGGGCGCTTTAGTTCCCCGGAAAGCGCGTAACCGGGACGATCAACGAGCATCACCCGCTGGCAGTTCGGAGTTACGGGAACAGGCTTCTAAGACGAGTACCGGAGATACCTTCAGGGCCAGCGGGATTTTAAATAGAGGGAAACATGAACACGCAAATGCATTCACTACGCGAGCAGCCGCAGATTCTCAAGAATTACCGCGATTTCGCAGCCAACGATGATCACGAAGGATTCAGCTTTATCGAGATTGTCGGGATTGTTTTTCTCGCCTTCTGCGTCTGTTTCACGATACTCGCACTTGCCATTCCTGGAGGTTGATATGAAGCACACGATTAAATCAACGATGTTTGTTCATGCGCAAAAAGAATACGGCGGAGAAGAAGAGTTCAAACTGAATTTATTGTCCTGCGATATGAGTCAATATGGATACATCCTCATTGGCGAAGTTGAAGTGTCAGTTGATTACGATTTGCCTGACAACTTAAATATTACGCAGTTAGAGATTGATTCATTGCGCAAAGCACAAAAGCGCATTCAGGCCGAAGCGCAGAACAATATCACGCGCATTGAGGAACAGATTCAAAGCCTGCTGTGCATTGAACACAAGGTCTCAGCATGACCTCGCCAAACACGATCATTGCTGACATGCAGGAGGAGATTGATGCGCTGCGGAAAGAGCGCCACGAACTACTTTCTGCGCTGGAATCTGGCCGCAGACTTATCGAGTTGATTTCCCCGTTTGAAGGCGAAGTGACGCGGAAAATGGACAAAGCAATCGCCAGTGTGAAAGGCGGTGTGTGATGCCTCGCTTCGACATTCTCATGAAACCCACCGCCATGAGCAAGGCCAAGTTCCGGCCAGAGTATGAAATTTCGCTTGAGGCTGACGACAAGAATGCTGCGGCGATGGCAGCGCGTAAAGCAGCGCAAACCGAAGGATTCAACGGTTACGCCATTACAAAAATTAAGTAGGTTCGGCAATGAGCAACGCACTAACCACGCTGACCGGAACGCTTGCCAAACGCTTTGAGCTTGGCGACGGAGCCGGATTGATTGAAACACTGAAGGCGACCGCATTCAAGGGCCAGGTATCTGATGCGCAAATGACCGCCCTTCTGATCGTCGCAAACCAGTACGGCCTGAATCCTTGGACCAAGGAAATTTACGCATTCCCTGACAAGAATAACGGCATCGTCCCTGTTGTTGGCGTCGATGGTTGGGCGCGCATCATCAATGGAAATGCACAGTTCGACGGCATGGAATTTGAGCAGGACGACGAGAAATGCACCTGCAAGATTTACCGCAAGGATCGCGGTCGCCCGACTTCAGTAACCGAGTACATGAAGGAGTGCAAGCGACCTGGAATTGGGCCGTGGGCAAGCCACCCAATGAGGATGTTACGGCACAAAGCAATGATTCAGTGTGCGCGCTTGTCGTTCGGTTTTGGCGGAATCTATGACCAGGACGAGGCAGAGAGAATTGCCGAAATCGAAATCAATCCGATGACCGAGAAGAAGGAGCCCGAGCAGCGAAAGATTGCTGCGTTGCCGCCCTACCCTGATGGCGATTTTGAGACAAACCTAGCCATCTGGCGCAACGCCATCGCCGAAGGAAAGGCCAAGCCGGAGCAGATCATTGCCCGGTCCTCAACGAAATACACGCTGACAACCGAGCAGGTCAAGGCCATTCACGACCTCGCCAATCCGGTTCACGTCGACAACGACGGCGTAATAGATGCCGATTTTATCCGCGAATTTGAAGGAGTCACAGAATGATCGAACTCAACGTACAGCAAGGCTCGCCCGAGTGGATGGAAGCCCGCGCCAAAAGATTCAATGCCAGTGAAGCGCCGGCCATGATGGGTGACAGCCAGTACATGACGCGCACTGAACTACTGCGCCAGAAAGCAACCGGCATCGTTCCTGATGTTAATGCGGCAACTCAACGCCTGTTCGACGCCGGACATGAAGCGGAAGCAAATGCCCGTCCGCATGTCGAAGCGATGATCGGAGAAGATCTTTATCCGATTGTTGCAACCGATGATTCCGGGCGCCTGCTTGCTAGTTCTGACGGCGCCACGATGCTCTGCAATATCGGTTTTGAACACAAGCTCTGGAACCAGAAGATCGCCGACCAGGTTGCAGAAGGCAATGTTCCAGAATCGCACCGCTGGCAGCTTGACCAACAGTTTGCTGTATTCGGCTTCGAGAAAATCATTTTCGTTTGCTCTGACGGCACTCCTGAAAACTTTGTGTCGTGCTGGTACTTTCCGCAGCCAGAACGTATCTCAGCCTTGCGCGCCGGGTGGGACCAGTTCGAGAAAGACCTCGCCAAATACCAGCACACTGAAGCCGCGCCAGCCGCCGTCGCTGAAGTCATTGACGATCTTCCGGCCCTGACTGTTCAACTCGTCGGCCAAGTCACGGCATCGAATCTTGACTCGTTTAAGACCGCCGTCGCTGCGCGTATTCAGGCGATCAATACCACCCTAGTAACGGATGCCGACTTTGCCACGGCGGACAAGATGGTGAAGTTCCTCGATGACGGTGAGAAGCGGCTTGATCTGGTCAAGGCTCAAGCACTGGCGCAGACGGAAAGCATCGACCAACTGTTTCGCACCATCGACAGCCTGAAGGCCGAGATGCGCAGCAAGCGGCTGACGCTGGATAAGCTGGTGAAGTCCGAGAAGGAAAACAGGAAGAGTCACATTGTCGGCGGTGCGCGAGGTGAACTTCTGTTGCATGTGGCTGCGCTAAACAAGCGCATCGGAGTAAATGCAATTGAGGCGCCAAACGGAATATTTTCTGATGCTATCAAAGGATTGAAATCACTCGACTCCATGCGAGATAAGGTATCCGTCGCCTTGGCAAACGCCAAGATCGAATCCAATGCTATCGCCGACCGTATTGATGCAAACAAAAAAGCGATGGGCGACCATGCCGGCCTGTTCATTCATGACTTTGCAGCAGTGTGCACCAAAGCAACAGACGACTTCTCCGCACTGGTTTCCATGCGCGTTGCGCAGCAGAAGGAAGCCGACGAGAAGCGCCTGGCAGCCGAGCGCGAACGCATCCGCGCCGAGGAAGAAGCAAAGGCGCGACACGAAGCAGAGCGGCCTGCTGCTTGTGTTCAACAAATACAGAAATCTGAGACACAACCAGCGTCTAACTCAATAAGTGAGACACAACCCGGCGCCATGCTGAAGCTCGGCGAAATCAACGCCATGCTTTACCCGGTATCGGTCAATTCTGACGGACTGGCATCGCTCGGCATTCTCCCAGTGGCTCATGAGAAAAACGCAAAACTATACGAGGCCAGCAAGTTCCCAACGATCTGCCGGCTAATTTCAGAGCATGTAATGGATCAAGCATTTAAAAAGGCAGCATAACCATGAACGTATTTACAGCAGTCGTCAGGCTTGGCTCTGATCAGGAGCAGAAATACACGGCAGGCGGCGATTCAGTCGTCACGTTTAACGCTGCCGTGGATTCTGGATATGGCGACAAGAAAGTTACCACCTGGATTCGCTACACGATCTGGGGAAAGCGCGGAGAGTCTGTTTTACCGTACCTTAATAAAGGCTCACAGGTTGCTGTATCTGGCGAATTGACTAACCGACCGTGGAAAGACAAAGAAGGACAGGATCGTTATTCACTTGAGGTCCGGGTCAATGAACTGACGCTTATCGGAGGAAAGCAGAATAGTGCAAATGTACCTGAACAAAAAGCGCCGGATAGTGCAAATAGCCAAAAACAAAAGCCACGATTTGACGATCTTGGCGATGACATACCGTTCTGACCGGAAATAAACAATGACCACAGGAACAAAACTCACAATCAACCTTGTCGCTTACACGGTTGATCTGGTCGGACCGGTGACGACGCTATTAATCCGTGGCGATGGTGTATATGTACATGCTGATACGTCGGCGCTGCGGCATTGCCTGGAGCAGGATAAATGAGCGAACAACATACGCCTGAGCCGTGGGCGATTGATCCAGATGACCGGCCAAACATGCAATGGAACAATCACATAGTTTCTGAGGCAAATCAAGATATAGCCATATGTTTCATGGCGCACGATGGAACCGAAGATAACGAACGCGGCGAAGCGAACGCCCGTCGAATCGTTGCCTGCGTTAATGCCTGCGCTGGATACGCGACCGAAGAGCTTGAACAAGCAACGCTGGATAAACGGCATCGGCACGAAATCATTGCTGATCTTGTTAAGTCGAATAAGCAGCGCGACCAACTGCTGGCGGCGCTTGAAGCTGTCAATGAATCTGCCGTGTGTTTTGCCAAGAATGAATATTCGATCAACGCAGATGCAATCAGCAAGGTTGAAGATGCAATCGCCAGCGTGAAAGCCAATACGCAATGACCACCCTATCCATCCTATTCGGCCTGACGCCGTTCGCTCCGTCATTCCGCGAAATCGGAAAGATTGAGATATTGGACGGCCAGCCAAAGCAGGAGCTGAAGCCGGCAACGATCAATCGCAAGGAAAACAAAGCCAATCGCGGATGCCTGCGTATCTCGCAGCAGCAGAGCAATAAACTGCGCGCTGAAGTCATCAAGACGCTGGCAGCGGGTGGCAAATACACCGACAGGACGATGGCCGAGAAGATCGGCTTTGCTCAGTATGCGGTGCGTCGTCATCTACAAACACTAGCAGCATGTAGTGCGATTGAGAGCGAAACGATTTGCAGCCCGGCGTATGACGTGACCTGGTACTGGATTTCAGAATGAACATCGCACAAAAAATTGTCAAACTACCGCTAGAGATAAAGCAATTTGCCGTAAAGAATGGATTTCCTTGGGCTAGTTGCGTCCCGTTTGTAGAGAATTCGCGCGGCCAACTTATTCATCGACCACGTATGGGAGCAACCTACAATATTCACAAGCGCCCGCATGTTGGAATTACTTTCTGGTGCGGCATGGCAGTAGCGTCAGACGGAAAGAATCTTACTTTCTTGGCCTCTCCTCCAGATAGCAGGATTCTTTGCAAAAGATGCGAAGCCAATGCAGTCGCATCAGGCATGCCAAGTGCAGACGAACTAGCCGGGAAGCATGTTCATAAGGGGCGCACGGTTGCTGTAGCAACGTGCTGCCATGCTGACAATGCGTAAGCAATCCACCTACCGCCCGAAGCGCGTATCTCCGCCGATGTTAATCAATCGCGGGTTACAGAATGACGATCTTGAAATGCGCGAGCGGATGATTGCCGAGGCGTTTTCCGGCGGCTGGGCGACCGAGCGTCACTTTGATGAACTGTGTGATATGCGCAGTGTATTGATGTTGGCCGAAGCACATAAAGACGATCAAGGCGTATTGAGTATGTGCCACGCAATGTCAATCGTCATGAACAACATCCGCACCCGATATGCAGAGACTCAGCGCATGGGAGTCAGTGGCGACGAGGTGAAATTGTTGCGTGAATTCTGCGGCATCTATGCGGATTTCTGGCTACGGCAGAGCGTAGGAATGTACGAGCGGTGCTGCGATGAATTGAATCTATTGATGAAGGATGTGAAATGACATTTGACGACATTGTTGATCTTGCTGAAAAAGCAGGGTGCGACGTTAGCGCGATTGATGGGCGCGAGTATCAGACGATGTGGTGCGACTATTATCAGCTTGAACGATTCGCCGCCGCCCTGATTCAAGCCGGCGCCGCCAGCCGGGATGCCGAGGTTCAAAGACTGCAATCCGCACTTGCGGATGCAGAAGCATTGGAACTTGGAACAGAAGAGCGTTGCGACCAACTCCGCGCCCATATCAACGATCTGCGGGAGGCGCTTACCCACAGTGATACATTACTACGATATTTGCCGAATTCTGGTGGATTCTACGGTCTTGGTGTTATGGAGAACAACGCGGAAGCCCTCGCCTCCATCCCCGAGCAGTCCCTTGCCGAGTACCGGAACAAGGTGATCGAAGCGTTTGTAAATGAATTTTCACGGCATGTAGGCGGCGATGGTGAGTTTTGGTTACACGAACTCCAAGACTTCGCCATGAAGGATCAACCATGAACCTAATCGAAGAACTCCGCGCAGCCGCGAACGCGAAACTCACCCCATACGATGTTCATTGGGAGGACACGGCTAGGCGCCTTATGCGCCAGGCTGCTGATGTGATAGAAGCGGCAAATGCGGCGATTGACGAAAATTACAGAAAGCAGGTTGGCCATGAACATCAATGAACTAGATGAACAGGCGAACGCGCATGCTGGGCTGACGAGCTGGCAGTGCAATGTTCCGGCTGATGAAATCATCGAACTGATCGCCGCGTACCGGGAAGCGGTTGTTGTGATTAAAGGTTCGCCGTGCATGTGTTTTGCAGGATGTGAAATTTGCGACAATTGGCCGACAAACGAACAAGCACTCACCACCGCAAAGCGTCTAGGAGTTGAATGATGAAGATCGGACGCAACACGCAGGAACGAATCGATACCATCAAGGATGAAGCCCTAGAGGTCAAACGTCAGTTGGAAACGCTCCATGCACGATTGGCAGAGCATCCAGGAACCAAGCGAATTAGTGCCAAGCTGGTGCGGGTGATTGATAAACTTGAGGACTGGAGGAAGGTTGCCTAAAGCCGATCTGCAATCGAATCAGCCGACTCAGAGTAATAGAGCATCAAACTTCGCGGGTCACGGTGCCCGATCATCCTAGCAAGGTCCATTACCGATAGTTTCTTGCTTAACCGTGTCACCGCTTCACTACGGGCATCGTGGAAATGTACCCCATTGACGGATGCCCGCTGAAACGCCTTTGATGCCTGCGGAACCGTCAGAGTGAATACTGATTCAGGATCAATGTTTTTCCGGCTGGCGATGATCTCGCGGGCCTTCTGAGACAGTGGAACGGACCGCCTGTCACCGTTCTTAGTCTCCGGCAGAACAAGCGATTTATCGCTAACATCATCCCAAGTCAAGGCGACGATTTCACCCAATCGCATTCCTGTCTCAAGCGAAAGCATGAACATGGCGGAAACCTGCTTGCCAGCGCTCATAGGCGACAGATTGACCAGAATTGCATCAATCTCTTCCTGAGATATTCCGCGTCTTCTGGCGGGCGCAGGCGTAGGCTTTGAGACAGTTTTAAGTGGATTTGCAGAGAGCCATTGCCATTCATTCGTGGCAATCTCGAACATGGCCGACAGGATGATTAGCTCGCGCCTGACGGAAACCGGAGCGACTTCTTTCAGCCGATCATCCCTGTACTCGGAAAGTTTTGATGGCGTCAATCGTTCAAGCAAATGATCGCCTAATGCGCGTTCAAGGTGATCGAGTCGGGAAATTTCCGACTGCCATCCTTTGTGAGTTTCTGCGATTGTCCGATAGCGCGTAATGCAATCGCACAATGTCTTTGATGGACGGATGCCTGTTTGCTCCATGTCATTGGACCAAGCTATCGCTTCCCGTTTTGTAGAGAATGATTTAGCCTTGCGCTTCCGGTCGATACAGACCTCTGCCCGCCACTTTTCGCCACGCTTTGAGACGTTCGCCACGTCGTAAATCCGTCGGAATTAATCGGACGGGCAGAGTAGCATAAGAAAAATGACAACCGATAAGCGATTGATTTCTTACGTTTAAGGCTAATAGCGAATGGCACAGTATGTAATGAGTTTGCTGCGCGTCAGCATTAACATTCATTGTGCCACAATGGTTTCAGCATTTTGCGTCGTACATTGGTCGGGTCTGAGCGGATATTTCCACCATCGCCACGCCAGCCAGTGACGCCGATAGCTGCCACTGGTTGCGATCATGCCGAGGTGACGCAAATTCTGCGAGCCGCCCATCAGCGGCGAACCACCAGCAGCGACAGCCACGCCCGCACCGCTGCACGCTGAAAGGCGAATGCGGCCATCAGCAGGCGGCCGTTCATGCAGGCCAGTCGCGCAATTGGCGGGTGCTCTTCGCGCCATTTGCCCAGGTCAATCACGTTGTTTTCCATGCGGCCCCCAGTAGTGATCAGCAAGCGCCTGTTCTTTCGTCGCCCACTTGCGGACAGCGACCAGTTTGTAATGCGCGACCAGGTAATGGCCATCGAACGCAATCACGAAATCCCGCGTCGTCCAGCGCCGGCCTTTCGGCGGGCGGTATTCGATGCTGCGGAAGCGGCGCAGGCCGACGCGCTCGGCGTGTCCGAAGTGCGGTATGAGACCGGCAAAAGCGTGCGATCTGCGCAGCCAGATGTAGGTTTTGCCGTGGAACTCGAACCACAGCCACATCGCCACGATCCAGCAATTGAGCATGATTCGGCGGCCCATGTCATCACTTTCCCATCAGCTAGGTTTTGTGCTGGTGATCGGCTTGTCGCCGAGCGTGCGCGTGATCTTGCGCCGGTGATTATCGGAAAATGAGGAAAAGCGCTCGCCGCCGAACAGTGTCTGATAGCCGGCGCCCTCGGTGTATTTGATCAGCGCCAGAAACGCCTGCACGTTGCGGTGCGTCAGCAACTCGGCGTAATTGCTCACTTGATATGCTCTTTCGACCAGACAATGGCGCCGACGGCCAGCGACCCGAGCGCAGCCAGCGTGCCGAGAATGCGCGCCAGAATGCGCGATCCTTTCCAAAAGGCGACAATTTCTTCAACAGCCGGCGCCAGGGTTTCTGCGGCCGTCGCGGCCCTGACCTGCTCTTCTCGAATCGCGGATAATTGCTCGTCCTGCTTATCCAGGCGCCGGTTGATCTGGCGAAGTACCTCTGCGTCGGTCATGCGTTGTTCCTTTCCCGGCTCTGCGGCCGCGATGCGTTGAAATCCTTACGTGTCCGCCGTCACCCGCACGATGTTCGTGCCGTCGCTGCGCACAATGGCGTGCTTCAGGGTGGCGACGGTAATGCCGGTGCCGGTCGGGCCGATGAATTGCAAACTTTGCCCGGTGCCGTTGTAGACCGTCCATTGCCGCTTGCCGACTAGCGGGACAGCGATGTTGCGGGTAGCCGTCAGGGTGCCGGTGAAGGTCAGCACCGCATTGGCCGCCTGCGCCTGCGTCAGTGTCGTATTGGCATCGGAAAGCGCCAGCGCCAGCGTGTCGTTGAGCACCAGCGGAGCGCGCAGGTCGGTGTAGCTGGTGACTGATGTCGTATTGGTGACTGCGCTATAGAGCGGCAAATATCCAGCAGTGAAACCCGTGGTATTGGCCGAGACAGCGCCGGTATCCGGGTGCGCCTGGATATAGTTCGTGGTCGATAGCGTGAGCGACAGCGACCCATTGGCGATGGCGGTCACGACGCCGGCAAGGCGAACCTTACCCCCGTAGTAATCCCAGACCAGGCCGGATGACGTGTCTTTTCGCCCGAATGTCGCGGCAGGCGAAGAGGCATCCCACAAAGCGTTTGCGCGCAAATCCTGCGAGCCTCCGCCTTGGGCGATAGTAAGAAGATGAGTAGTCGAGTCTGACATGTAGCGTCCTCAAGCGAATGGAGTGGCGGGTGGGGAATAATTGGCCGAATGCCCGGACACCCCGCGATAAATCAAAAATTCCTGCATCTGTCCGATCCATCCTAAATCGAATGAGCTGGCGTAGGCGCCGATCTGTGCTTGTGCCACCTCTGCTGCCAATGCGCTATAAGCACCCGCTGCACTGGAGGTCGCTTTCAGCACGCCGTCGACAAAAATACGCATTGCGCCGGTCGATTTCGTGTGGTCGAAATTGAATTCAACGTAATGCCAGGAATTTTGTGTAATCGACCCAGTTCCAGCACTCAAAACATTGGTGTAATTGAGATTGTTACCGATAAACATCACCAGTGCGCCATTTGGATCTAGGCGCAAAATCACGCCTGGATTTAGAGTGCCACCCGTAAAGTTTGAAAGAATGGTGCGGTAGTTAGACCCATCCACTACCGTCGCCCGCAAGCGCAGAATGACCGTCCATGACTCGGTGCCTTTGTGCATCCAGTCGAGCACGTTAGAGGCCCCGAGCGCTATTCGGTCGCTTGTGCCGTCAAAGGTCGCCGACGAGTCATTGACCGCATACGTCGCCGTGGTGATCTGCGCATTGTCAGCAGCCGTCAGGCTGTGGTTTCCGGTCAGATCGGTGAACGTGGTTGATCCGTTCGCCCCGTTCATACGTACTGCCAGCCAGCGGCTGGCGATCCACGGATCATAGGGCGTCAGGTTGATGACGGTAGATTGGCGCGGGTAGCCCAACCCGAACACCGAAGACACCTGGCGAGCGCTCAGATAGAGCGATTCGGCCAAATCGCCGAAGTCTGCGACCTGTTGGGTTGCCGTGTATGAAAACGACGGCGATGAAGTCATGATCGTGCGATAGACGGTGGCATAATCCGCAGAGCACACCTGCACGCTGTATTGCTCCGTTGTTTCGCCGCTGGTTTGCGCCACCCCGGAAAACACCTCGAAAGGAATCCGGCTGCGCGGTTCGATTTTTAGAGCCCAGTCGCCGTTGATGCCACGACTACCCGTCACCCGCACAGGAGACAGCGGCTTGAGGTTGACCCCGGTGTAGGCCAGAGAGCGGCTGGCGGCACTATCGACCGGACGGCCACTGGTTACTGCCCGCCACGGGCGCGCCAAGTTGAGGGTTTCGATACCCATGCCGACAAAGCGCACGGCGGCAGAGTCGAGTAAAACCACCTCATCTGCAAGCGCGTGCGTCGTCATGTATTGCTCGCTGCCGAAGCGTCCGCGCATCAGGTTGGTCAGGGTATAACTGCCGTCTGCTTCCAGTGTGCAGTTTTGCGCAGCGATGACTTCCCATCGGCCGTGGGCTCCATAAGCAAAGTGGTTGGCGCCGTTGAACATGGAATCGGCAGAAACGCTGGAAAGCGTGCCGAACAGAATCCGCACCGATAGCCGGCTCGTTGCGTCGATGACATGCGTCGCGCCAGCGCCGATGACGCTAACTGCAGACCCCACTACACAGCCCGGCGGCCGGAACCCTTGAACGCCGGACCACGTCTGCTCCGAGTCGTCCGAACGAAATACCGTGCCGCCCGGCCAGCTTGAGGAATATCCAGAGGCAGCCGTCAGCAGACCCGGCGCATTCATTACCGCAGAATCAACGCAGGGAATATCGAGCAATGACAAGGCTGTTGGGCCGGGATACGCCAGCACCTGCCCGACGCTCTGCCCTTCCTGACCGACTGCGGCAGAGGTATAGACAGCGGCATTATTGAGCTTTCCCCGGCATTCCATGCGGCCGTCCGGCAAATAGTTGATTTCGCTCAGGCGCACTTCATAGGTCGCTGCGTCGCCGTTGATCGTAATCACATCGGCCGCCTCTAGGTTGAGACGCGACGGCGGCAGCACGAAACTCAGGTCGTGCCGCTCAAGCCAGTACATGTAGAGCAACACCTCTTCGACCTGCGCCGCCTCGTCGGCGGTCATGACAATAGGCAATTCCAGCGCCAAGACATTGACCGCATCGGTATTCATACGCTCGGCGCCTGGCCCGGTATTCAGGTCATATTCGCGCACCTGGTCGATATAGGACACGGACACCCGGCGCGGCAACTGCAAATCCATTTCGCGGCTGGCCGTGATGCGCACTCCGGGATTGGCGTTACCGTCGACGCAGCCCAGTTCGCCGAGCGCAACGGTTGCCACGGAGGCGCCGCCACGGGGAACAAATTTGATCTGGTAGCCATGCGGAATCACGTCGAACGGCCAGGCGGCCTGTAACGGCTCTAGCGCAGCGCGAATCGCGGCCGTCTGGCTGATCTTGTACCCGCGAACTGTCTGGCTTATGGCGCTGACATTGATGTCGCCAAGGGTGAGCAGCCCGGACCCGACACATTCGGCCGCGATAATATCGGCCAGCGGCACGGCGCCGCCTGAAATGACGCGCTGGCGGGAAAACACATAAAACCCGCCTGCGTTATGGGTGCCGAACATCAGGCCATTGGCCGCCGCAATGCAGGAAAAAATGCCATGCTGGCCGAGGTGACGCACATTGACGAAATCGTGTTCCAGCGACAGCACGCCCGTCGCGGAAATTTGATAAAGCGACACGTTGGAGTCTCCGCCGCCCGCGGAGGCAATCCAGCAATGAACGCCGTCCGGCTCAACGCAAAACGTCGTATATACGCCCGGCATTACCGGCCACGATATGTGATTGTTCCCTACCGTGAACCCGTAAAATGCGTGTGTCTGCGATGAAATCAACGACAAGTCGGTGCCGTCGTAAATCTCGAACTTTGGCACCCCACCGGCATGCGCCAGCGCGTAAATCCGGCCATCGCCGCCGACTGCCATGCCGTGATAGGTATTATTCGGATCGGATGTCTTGACCTTCCACGCCGCCCCGCCGACCTTGAATGTCCCGGTGGTGTTGCCGTCATAGGTCACCGCCCCGGCAGTGGCGCGGCCGATGTAGCCAAATGCCCCGGTATCGACGATGCCAACACCCTGCGAAACGAAATTACCCTCATAGTCGACGCCCATCGTGTAGGCGTATTCGTAGCCCACGGCGTCGTTTGATTTGTCGCATCTGAAAATACCGTCCTCGATGCGCGGATTGAAGTATCCCGGCTCAGTACTTCCGGCGCCTGGAAAGCTGCTGGTCCGGGGCAGCAGGTCGTCTTCGATGTATACCAGCCGCGAATACTGGGCAAAGGTCGCTGTCTGGATGATCTCAGCCTTGACCTGCAGGCCCATCAGCGTGTTGCCGAAATCGGCCATTGGCCAATCCTTGACCACGATGTAATGCAACCCGCGCCATGCTGGGGTGTTCGCGGCGCCCAGGTCGGCCTGAATCCGATCATCCGGTAGCTGACTGGCGCTGCCCGTGTACAGCGTGATGCTGCCGCCGTTTTCGTTTGTAGCCAGGATCGTCCCGACGTTGGCTGAACGGTAATCGCAGACCAGCTTCGCTCCGAACCAGATGCGGCCGTAACCGTCGATTTCGCCCTCGCCGAAGCCGACCGCGAAGGTGCCGAAAATCTCGAATGTGGACGGGCCGGCCGGGCCACCGCCCTTGCCGCCTTCGGCCTCCTTTTCCTGTGCACGCAGCGTGTTGCCTTCGACCCAGAAGACATTTCCAAGCGTGCCATAGGTGCCGTATCCACGACCCAGAGGTGCGCCATAGGTGGCGGTCTGAACAGCTAGGTCTGACGCCGACGGCGGCGTACCTTTCGGGCCTTTTGGCGGGTCAAGATAGCCGCCGGCCATGAGGCCGATCTGCGCCCCGTAGATCGCCCCGGTCGGGCCGCCGAGGAAAAACCCGGCGATGCCGCCGACCAGACCGCCCGCTGCTTGCCCGGCGGTACTCATGTCGCCTCCGCGAAGCGATAGACGCGCACGATACGTGCCCGCCATTCGTCGGTCAGCACATGCTCGCAGACCTTGCGCGCCTGCAGCCAGGCGTGGATGACGCCTTCGGCCTGGTACACATCCGACCAGCCGGCGAAAAGCGCCAGATGCTGCGGGTCGCTTTTAAACCTCATGAGTAGTACATCGCCCGCCTGCATTTCTGAAACTTGAACGCGCGCCAGACAGGGCTGGGCGTCGAGTGCGGACTCAAGCAGGCCGTCCGACGGGTGGCGCGAATAACCTGAATAGTCGAGATATTTTGCTTCGATCTTGTAGGCCACGCGCACGACCAGCCCGGCGCAATCAAGGGCGACGCCTGGAATGCGCCCCTGATGGCGAAATGGCGTACCAATTTCGCTACGCGCAACGGCGAGTATTCTTTCCACCATCATGCCGCCCCAACCTTCGTGTAAGTCGAGCTGGTCGGAATGCGCGTGAAGCCGAAGAAATTGATGATGTTGCCGTATTTGTCCCGGCAATCGGCCTCGCGCTTGCGGCATCCGGGAATCAGCTCGAACGCATCGCCGACGCCCGGCGCGTAATAGGTCGGCTCGAACAGCGTGATCGTTCCATCAGCGGCGTAGGCTTTTATTTCTAAAGGTTTCAACCCAACATTCTGTCCACTAGTGAATCTGATCGTCCCCGCGCCGAACCAGTCGGCGACTTCAGTGCGTGCAGAATCCCTGAATATGGAACTACCCGTAACGCTGGTGATCGTTCCTGTCACTGTCAGCGCCGCAAGATTCTTGGTACATCCGGAATCGCCAAATGTGCGCGAACATGCAGCTTGATAGACCTTGCCTACCGATTGGTTCAGCGCATCAATCAGGCTCATCCCTTCAATGCGGTAATGGTCGTCTTCGAGCGTCGTTTTGCCGAAGAACCCGGCTGCGATTTCTTCGTAGTCTTCAACCGGAGACAAAAAATTCACATTGAATATATAGACGCGGGCATTGTCGAAAACGCCTGATGCAAGCTGATCTCTGGTAACTCCGCCCACAGCACAGATGCCGTCAATATCGATTGCCGAAGGGCTGAATGCTGCTGAAGAAGTAAAAGCAGATGGCTGATAGCCGTAATCCGTCTTATAGACCGTGGAATTGCTCATAACGAGGTCATACGGATAATCGGTCAGCCTGACCGTCACTCCGTTAAGGCACTCGATACGAACGCACGTCGCAGATGTTTGATAGGTGGCAACGGTCGATTTCATGGGTTAAGCAATTCAATGAGTTCGATACCGTCAAGCGAACGGTAATGCGTGAAGTCCTGACCGACCGGCAAAGTGGTATTGAAGCGAACCGGAATGTCGAATTCTCCGCCCCAGGTAATCGCATCGCCTTCAGCCGGGGCCGGGCCAATCGTCAATAGTCCGGTCGTGTAATCGACTGACCATCCGGAGCCTAGAGAAACGCCGTTTTTCGCCACAACAACAGTTCCGGTGACGGGCTTCTTGATCTTGCGATACGCATACCCGGAAGCGCCTGCGGTTTTGTCCGTTCCGTAGGCTTTGATCAGTTGATAGACGCCCGCTGAAAGCCTCAATGCAGGCTGATCTGTTGAGTTGATCGACGCATTGACGGCGCATGTTTTAAAGTCGTCAATCGCACGAATCCTGAACCCGCCATACTTGCCGTGCGCCCGATGGTAGAGATTGAGCAACTGCGCCCACATGCCGTGCTTTTCCAGCAAATAGGAAATATCGAACTTACGAACCGGGAATGGGTGATACAGAGAGCGGTACTCATTGCCACCGGAATCGGTCACGACATTGACTGAGTAATCATCCTGATAACCCGCTCCCGTAAGGATGTCAGCAGAGATACGTTCTTCTAGGAAATCAGCCATAGCGACGCGCCCCATTCATTGCGCCTAGCGCTGTTCTCGCTCCGGCTGCTGCTGCCCGGCGAATCTCGGCAGGATCGCCACTGGACGAATTGATATTGATGACGACGCTACCGCCCATGCCTTGCTGCTGTTCCTTGGTCAATACGCGCTCGCCTTTCTTTAGGATGGCCGGAACTTCGTCACCAACGATTCCACCGGAGTGATAGCGCGGTGCGTTGTTGAACAGCGAAGCGGGAACGGTGCGGGTGAATGAGTGATCGCCTGAGCCGACGATGCCGCCTTCGTGGAAGCCGAACGCGGTAGTTAATGCAGATAGTCCGGCACCAACGAGGCTGTCTGTTCCAAGTTTTCCTGTCTTACCCATATCGCCGAACAGCAGATTCATCAGTTGCGCAGATGCCGCTTGCGCAATCATCTTCTGCACTGTCTTGCCGAACGAATCGGCCAAGCCTTCCATACCGTCCTTGGTCGGATTAATGAAGAATTCGGCCATTGCATCCTGCATGTTGCGTGCAGCCTGCTTGGAGAACTCGCTCATCTCATCAGTAGATTCCTTGAACTTGGCAATCGCTTCGTCGTATTCATCCTTGGTGATTTTTCCGCTGGCTAGGCCACGGTCAAGCGTTGCGCGGTCGGCTTCCTTGCGCTTGTTTTCCTGTGACTTGGTGCCGGACAAAAGGCGCTTAAGGTCGTTTTCTTCATAGGCTGCGTTCAGCTTCTTGCGGGCGGCTAGTTCCTGCTCAAGAAAAGCGATGTGCTCCGGATAGGCACCGTTTTGCGTAGCGAGTGCGATGGCATCTTCCAGCCTCGCTTCTTCCATAACGCTTATCTGCGAAGCTGTCATGCCGTAGAGTTCGGCCTGCTTCTGCAACGTCTGCGTCTGGTCGAACATCGCCTGATTCGCAGCAATATTCTTGATGCTTTGCGCTTCGACGTCTTTCAGGAACTTGGCATTCAGTTCGGCAGCCCGAGCCGCTTCAAACTGAGCGAGCGCGGTTTGCTTCCACGCATCGGGCATCTTTGCCCAATTCGCGGATGTCATCAGGTCGTATAGCTTCTGCTGACTGCCTGACAGGTCTAGCGTGGATTTGTCGGCATCGCGGGCAATGTCGGCAAACGATTTCATCGCCGCCGCGTATTCTTTCGCCTCGTCAGCAATGGAAGATGATTTCCTGCCGCCTCCGCCTGATCCAGGTTTCTTGACAGAATCGCGGCCAATCTGCGTTTCAGTCTCAATCAGCTTTTTGACTTCTGCCTGATAGTTCTTCAGGTTTCCGGTGCGTCCATACTCGTCATTCAGCACCTTCAGATTCTTGTAGAAATCCTGAGACACGCCGCTCATCTTCTGCGTCAGCTTCAGGTAGTCAGAAGAAGGCCCGTTTTCCTTTGGTGTGCCAGGCGGCAATATCGGTTGCTCTGCACCGCCGGCCATCGATGCGCCACGCGCTGTAAATAGCTGTTGCTCTACGCCAGCCCGCCTCGGGTCGCGTGTATCCATGCCTTTAAGTTGGTTTTCAAGGCGTGTAACAGTCTGCGCAACCACATTCATCCGCGCTACGTTGAAGCCGCGTTCTACCCAACTTGCCGCGCCATCCATCAAGCCGGAAATGCCTGACAGGACGTTGAAAAGCCCCTTGGAAGCTCCTGTCGCGTCGTTTAGCTTGTCAATAAAATTGCCGGTCGAATTGGATAGCTTGGTGAATCCGCTTTCAATCGTCGGCGTCATGCGGGAGAATTCGTCATTGACTGATTTGGCGGATTTCTCCAACGCTCCAATGACCTTTTGCGCGGTTAATTCGCCTTCCTGACCCATCTTGCGCAGCTCGCCAATGGATACACCTAGACCCTGCGCAATCGCCTGTGCGACACGCGGCGTCTGCTCCATGACGCTGTTCAGTTCTTCGCCTCTAAGCGTTCCTGACGCCATGCCTTGCGAAAGTTGGACCATTGCGGCATTGGCAGACGAGGCAGATGCGCCGGATACGACAATCGCTTGCGATAGCGTCTTCGAAACGCCGATCATGCGTTCCTGCGACAACCCCATATCAGCAGCGGAGCGGGCAATCTGAGAATAGGTTGCGGCAAGTTCGGGGAACGATTGACGGGTATCCTGTGCGACCTTGAATAGCTTCGCCTGAACCGCTGCGGCTTCTTCAGACGATCCCGTAACCAACTTCAAACGGGAATCAATCAACGTGTAAGCGTCAGCCGCCTGTGTCGCATAGGAGGCGAACGAGACAATCGCAGCACCAGCGGCAAGCCATCCGGCCTTGACCGCCATCGACGAAGATTCTGACGCGCCCTTGATGCCGTCGAATTCATTACGCAATCCGGCAATCTGCGATTTTGCAGCAGAAGTGGCGCGGGCTATTTCACTGGCTGTTCCGCTGGCCTTGATTGAATTGAGCGCCTCGCGGATTGATCGCGCATCAGCAACAATCGAGGCGGAATCGCGGATTTTCAGCTTGGAGAATGCATCGCCTAGATTAGCCGATGCTTGACGCGCTGAGTTTGATAGTTGGTTGACGCTTTCCGATGCGTTTTTTGCTTCCCGTGCAATTTTCGACATGGAAGCGGCGGCAGGGTCCAACGGCTTGAAGGCATTACCTGCGCCCTGCGCTTTCTGCGCCATCGCTGCGATTTGGGCGTTTGCCTTCGCAGCGGAATCTGACATGGCAGAGGTTGATTTTTCAGCACGTGCGCCTGCCTGTGCCAGTTTGTCGAGGGATTCCGCACCCTGCTTTACACCATCGGTCTTAACCTCAATACCGAGTGTGACAATTTCTTCAGCCATGCGGAGCCTCAAAAGAAAAACCGCCCGTAGGCGGTTACTTGTTGTTATGTATCGTGACTAACGCTTCGTCTTCCATGACACGTAGGCAGTGGAATATTTCAGGCCGCTTCTTTTTCTTGATTTCAAGGTTTTTTAGAACGCGATTGATGCACTTGTAATCAAGTCCAATAGGGCCGTTGAAACCAACACGCCATTGCGTCAGAAGGCATTGAAACGCATTTGCTGCGTCCCAGTTCTCGGGGAAAACTTCGACCTGCGTGAATTCGTCGCCGTAGTCATCTAGCGTAAAGCCCATCGCATCTAGCTCTTGCTGCGATGGTCTTTTCTGGTAGAAGAAGCGGGCGACCTTCCTCAGTTT